CTAAAGCAATTCCACAGCTCCAGCTCATCAAGTCTATATCCAGGAACTTCTTTGACATTAAATCCTCTTTGAATGAACGCAGAGATTGGCAGACGGTAGAATACAGCCCCGTTTTCCATAATTGCATGAAAGAGTATAGGGCGCCCTGTAATCGATGCCAGGCCAAATACAATGCAGTCTTCAACTTCTCCATGATGTTCTTTAAGATCGTAGAGATATTCTCTCCTGATCTGTGAATACATCACAGGAATGTTTGCATTTAGATAAGCCATTTATCATAAATTATTTTAGTAAAGCGATTATTGCAATAACAACTATAACTATAATAACAGATTTCTGCTTATTAGCTTTAGCCCATGTTATTACTTTTTTTATATGGTCCATAGTTTTCTCCTTGTTTATTTTATTTCACCCCAATTGTCTCCGCATTCATAATCTACTTTGTTAGGAACTTCAAGAGAAACTGCTTGCTCCATAATATTTATTATTTGGTCTGCTTGCTGTTTATCCTTGACAGATATGTCTAATTCATCATGTACTTGTATGTGTGGTATAATTTTTTCTTTATGTAATTCTATCATTGCTTTCTTTGTCATGTCAGCAGCTGATCCTTGAATCAATTTATTTAATGCTTTGTAAGTATAGGCACGTTTGATCCCTGGTCCGTGTTCCATGAGCGCTGCTTCATGTGACAGTGCTTTATGAATTCCAAATTGATTGGGTTCCCACAAAGGAAAACGACATAGACGGCCCTTCAGAGTGCGTATTTGGCCACGATCCTGGGCTCTATTCATGGCAGATTTTATGAGTTGCTGAACAAAAGGAACTTCCGTATGATATTTGCCCAAAAGTTCTCCAGCTTTTTCCTTACTCACTCCCAGGGAGGCTTGCAATTTAGCCTTACCCATTCCATAAAATAAACCTAAATTAATTGTTTTTGCTTGAGATCTTGGAATCTCAGCCATGTCTGCAACTATCTTATGAAAATCTACATTGTCTTTTTTGTATGCATCTGCAATTTTATCAACCCCATAAAGTTTTTGTAATGTTGCGTAATGCACAACGAGTCTTGGTTCCTGTTGAGAATAATCAAAACATCCCCATAGATGATTTTTTTCTGGTATAAAAATTCTACGAATGATTGGTCCGAGGTCCTTGTTCCGTGCAGGAATTTGCTGTAAATTTGGATTCTGGTAAGAAAATCTTCCAGTAATGGTTCCTCCATTATCTCCACGAAGCTGGTTAATATCCGCATGAATCCTACCTTTGAAAACATGTTTAATAATTGTGTCGATGAATGTGGTATGGGCTTTATTAATTTCTCTTGCTTCTGCAATTTTCTTAACAATTGGATGAGTATGATTGGCTAAAAAATTTTTAGTGAAGCTAGGTGCTTTAGTCTTGATTGTTCTCTCATAAGGTTCTTTTAATTTATCAAAGATTGTAGCGATGGATGCCGCTGCCCAGATCTGTACATCAATATTTGTTTCGTCTTTAATTTCTTTTAAAAGTTTTTTTTCTTCTTCTCCCATCATCTTTTTTAATTTTTCTGCTTCTTCAATGTCAACTCTTACACCCTTGAATCTCATATCGATGAGGCACGGTGTTAAGGCAGTTTCTAAGTCAAAAATATCCCAAAGATCTTGAGTTTGAAGCTTGTGCTTGCATGCTTGCCATAATTTTAATGTTAGTTCAGCATCCTTTTCTGCATATTCTCCAACATACATAGCTGGGAGTCTGTACATTTCTTGTTTGGGATCTACACCCCATGATTTGGCTGCTTCTTGAAGAGCGTACTCGTTTTTAGATTCATGAATATAATCTCTACAAACAGAATTTAAATCATAACGGCCTCGATTTTCGTCAATCAAAGAAGTAGCAATCATAGTATCAACGATGCGTCCATTAATTTTGAATCCCATGGCTCTTAACCAACAAACATCATACATTGCATTATGAAAAATTTTATCAGCGTCGGTGAGTAAAATATCTTTTGTCCATTGTAAAACGACATCTTTATCCATATTACCACCTCCCTCATGAGCAATGGGATAATATCCTTTCCATCCATCTACTGCGACAGCAATTCCTGTGACATGTCCTCTGCCTACAACGGAACCTGATCCATGTGTTTTCAACAATGGGTCTTTAGTTTCTAAGTCAATGGAAATTTCTTTACGATCCCTTAAATCTGGAAATGTAGTTGGTGGAAGCCATTCGGTTTGAGGTTTAAATAATGGCTCTTTCACGAGTAGTCTCTCTCTATAATCATATCAATAAAATGTTTTGCCTTTTCTAAGTCTTCCTTTCCGCCTTTATATTTATGCCTACAAATATATTTAATAACATTCCCTTCTGGAAAAAGCAACTTGTTCTCAATTACGAATTTACTTGGCTGAATCTTCATTTTCTTGTAATGTGTTCCGCCAATTTGTTTATTGTATGTGCTCATTATTTACCTCTTATTTTGTTCCAAAAATTATTGTGTCTCATTCCTTTGTATTCTCCCAAAGAAAAATCTGGCTGGTATAAAAATAAATTATATTTAGTTCTAGTAACTCCTACGTAAAAGACTCGTATCTCATCGTCTCTATCCTTCCCGCCTCTACAATAAGTATCGTAAGGTAAACGAGGCCAATCACAATTAAGGACCGTGTTGGCAGATTCTAGCCCTTTGGCTCCGTGAATCGTGGAGAAAAGAATATGCTTAGATTTTTTATAGTTACCATTTTCCATAATATTTTTTAAATATTGAATATAATCTGTATAGTTTTCTTCGGTTCCCTTACGTGGCTTCAAAGTTAGTATTTCATGCCAGGGGTCATTAATATTAGCCTCGAAATAAAATTTGGATTTTAAATCATCATAATTATACTGGCCGTCTTTTAGAATAATAGAGTCTGATTGAATAAGTTTGGTTTTTTTTCTCTCTCGAAATAATGGTGCAGGAATAGGTTTAAAAAATTCTTTAATTTTTTCACCTAAAATTCTGTCTCCTTTTTGAAGCATTGTCCAAGTTTCAATATGTTGAATTTGATCTATAGGCACATTGGGAGTGGTGCTTCTTTCCGCTCCTGTACTTACACCATTTGACTTGTCTATTTTTTCCCATGTTAGATTATTTTTAGCCAGAATTTGGGACCAGTTATAATTTTCGTTAGAGTATCTTCTGTCTTTTTCGTCATTGTTTCTCGATAAAAATAACCAATGAATATCAACTTCAGGATCGGTAATCTTCATATTTAAATAATTTTTTTCGAAACTTTCTTTATTTCTAAAATTATGTATTAAACCACAGTGTGGCATATTGTATTCATTTTCATTAAGAGCGGTATATTGTTTTTCTTGCCTTTCCTCTTTAGGAATGAGATGAATAATTTTTTCAGCCAGGACCCAAATTTTTTTATTCAATCTACGCGACTCCTTCAATACTGTCGTTTTATCAACGGGTAGTTCTAAAAATGTTTCTACCTTTCCTCCATTAAATCGATAAATTGCTTGGTCGTCATCCCCGGCAATGTATATGTTTTTAGAGACAGCAATGAGTTTATTAATAATCAACCAACTTAGTCGATTACAATCCTGTGCTTCATCAATCATTAGTACAATATTATGATCAAATTTAATTTTGTCTTGAAGGCTTTTATATTTAACATCTTCCCAGTCCATTTGTTGATGGTTCTTTTTATAATTTTCATAACTCTCCGCCACTTGAATTAGAAATTTTCTGCCGATGTCCGTTCGTTTTTGGGAATCATAGTATTTTAAAATATTTTCAATGCCATCGTCGATAGTGATTCTACCATTTTTAATAATATCCATAGCAATATAAAAATTGCTTTTCTTGTCCTCGTTTATTTCTGTATTTTTTTTTACTTGGTAAAATTCTGCTAGATAATTGTCAGGATAACAAATATCTTTGTCCTCTCCATATTTTTTTAATTTATTTTTTAAATAAGAATCAATGGTTCTTACACTGTGGCGTAATTCCTCCTTATTAAATTTATTATCATTTCTTTCCTGAATTCGCTCTTTGATATTTCTTGCAGCTACTCTAGTAAAAGAAATAGTTAAAGTTTGTTCAAAAGGACAATTCTTATCTAAATATCCTTGTAACCGTTCTACTAAATTATGGGTTTTACCTGTTCCTGGAGCGCCAAAGATTTTTTCTATATATGCCATTAGTATGGTATCTCTGGTCCTTTCATTTCTTTTGTATCTAAATCCTCTGGTTCTTCAAAATATTCTTTTTTTATAAAAAAGCAGCGTTTATCTTCTTTTCTACCCTCTCCCCCCAATTCGTTTTTTTTAAATATTCCTTTGATAAATGAGTGAGTTTCATTAGAAGACATGGTCCATTCTTTTTGAGTATCTAAATATTTTTTAAACCAGTCAATTTGAAACCAAACAGTTCTTTCATTATCTATAAAAGGAGATTTATCCTGGTAGGCTGCTTCCCATTTTCCGTCCTCGCTTTCTTCTACCTTAATCATATCCAGGCACCATTTACTTAAAAATCTTCTAAGTTTACCTCTGTTAGTTGTTTCAGGATCCGCAGGAATAATATTAATATTAGTTTGAAGTTTACTAAGAAGAGTTTCCCAATCTTTTTGTTTTAAAAGTTGAGGGGTTTTTCCCGTTTGCTCTGTTGCTTCAATTTGCCAAAGTCTTTGAGTGGCCAATTCTCGTGATGATAGAACCACGGTTTTTCCTTCGTAAGTTAAAAACCAGACTTTAGGGTTAGAAACCATTACTGAAAGCTTGCTCACATTATTGTCTGGAACGTTTCCTTCTCCTACACCGTGTTTTTGAAATCGACATTTCTGTGAATTACAAAAAGGTTTAAGCGGAGGACGTTTACATCCATAAAAATAA